TATAAATTTAATAAATGACTTGATGACAGGACAAAAGCCTGTTAGGTTTAATCGTCATATGAATAGATTGCATATCGATCTTACCTGGGGGGATGGGGGAGATCTGGCTATCGGGGATTATATTATCATTGAAGCTTATCGTATGCTTGACCCAGATACGTTTACCGATGTATATAACGATGGTTATCTAAAGAGATACACAACTGCTTTAATTAAGCGTCAATGGGGTATTAATCTTAAGAAGTTTGAAGGTGTTCAATTACCAGGTGGGGTAACGTTGAACGGTCAAAAGATCTTTGACGAGGCTATGGAAGAGATAAAAGAGTTAAAGGATGAAGTTAGATCTACCTATGAACTCCCTGTGGACTTCTTTACAGGTTGATAATGTTTACAGCTTATCTCATCAGCCCACCTATGGATTATACCATCAAGGCAACAACTAATCCACGTGGATATACCGAATAATGGCAACGAACTTTTATTTTCAATCTGGTATACCTGGAGGCAGATCTTCAGAGCAATTGCTCATGGAAGATATTATTATAGAGTGCCTGAAGATATACGGGTTTGATACTTATTATATTCCTAGACAGGCTGTTAATGAGGATATGATTTTGGGAGAAGATGTGCTTAATAAGTACGCATCAGCCTACCCATTAGAGATGTATATGCAAAACGTTACCGGGTTTGAGGGTGACGGCGACCTTATGACTAAGTTCGGTGTAGAAATTAGAGACACCGCCACCTTCGTTGTTGCAAGAAGAAGATGGGATGAGGTAATCGCAAGCTCAGGGGATGCTGTCTTAACTACTAGACCGGCTGAAGGTGATGTAGTTTATTTTCCTCTAACTAAAGCTTTCTTTGAAATTAAAAGAGTTGAATCAACCGACCCTTTTTTCCAGGTAGGTAAATTATACGTTTATAAACTCCAATGTGAGTTGATGCAGTACTCTTCTGAGATGTTTGATACAGGGGTATCTGAAATAGATGATATTTCCGCTGATAGATCTGCTGACATCAATGCATTTAACTTATTACTTCAGAATGGTGATAGAGCGTTACTTGAAGAATATAGTCCGGCTGGTATCATTCTTCAATCTTATAACTTAAGTACTATCTTCCCTAATGTAGATAATGAGGACTTTAGAGGTGAGATATCCGTACTGGACTTCTCCGAGAGAAACCCATTCGGAGAAATAAATGTTTGATAAATTCTATCACGGAACAATACGAAAGTCAATAGTAGCTTTTGGTAATATATTCAATAATATTCATATTGATAGATTAAATTCAAGTGGAGGTATTACACAAACTCTTCGGGTTCCTTTGGCTTATTCTCCTAAACAAAAGTTCTTAGCTAGAATTGCCGCGCAACCTCAATCTTTTGAACAAAGCTTTCAGACCTTTTTACCAAGACTTGGTTTTGAGATGATAAGCTTGACTTATGATCCTAATAGAAGAGTTAGCCTGGTTCAGCAGAACAGAGCGTTAAACGGGACGTCTACAACTTCTTTGAACGCCCAGTACGCCCCTACACCCTATAACATTGCGATGACGTTGTATGTGTATACAAAGAACCAGGATGATGGGTTACAAATCATTGAACAGATTCTACCTTACTTTAATCCTGACTATAACTTGACTCTTAATGCAATCCCAGCAATGGGCATTAAGAACGACCTTCCTATTATACTAGATAATATTACCTACGAAGATGAGTATGAGGGTGACTTTACTCAAAGAAGAGCCATTATCTGGACTCTCAACTTTACAATGAAACTTAACTTTTACGGTCCTATCAACAGACAGGGCATTATCAGAACTACAAACGTTAATACATTCTCAGACCCCGCACTAGCTAATAAACAATCCTCATACACCGCAACAATTACTCCCGGTACCGCTGTTCCTGGTGATACTATTGGTATTACAGATACGTTTGAGGACTTCTAATGAAATCACTTAATAGAATTAACGATGTCTTTAATGTTGAGACAGACGTTGATTTGCCTATTCCAACGAGTATGCCTGTTGCGTATAATCCTTCTGAGTTAGATCAAGAGGATGACTTTCAATTGGCTCGCAACACCCTTCGTAGTTTAATCAATAAAAATGAAGATGTAATGACTGAGTTGGTTCATATTGCTAAGAACTCTGAGAACCCAAGAGCATTTGAAGTTGCCGGGCAATTAATATCAGCACAAACTGCTATCACAAAAGAGTTAATTGGTCTACATAAAACTAAAAAAGATATTGATAAGGCAAGCGGTAAGATGGAGAATATTAAACAGCAGAACAATATCGTGTTTGCTGGTTCAACCTCTGATCTTATGAAGATGATTAATGGAAAATAATTCTTATAATGGCAACGACCTACTCAAGCCTGCCGGGTTTGAGATGCAATTTACCTCCGAGCAGGTAAAGGAGTTAATGAAGTGTAAAGAAGATCCAATATACTTCATTGAGAACTATTGTTATATTGTTTCTCTGGATAGAGGTTTAATTCTATTCAGTCTATATGATTGTCAGAGAGAAAAAGTAGATGTCATTATGAATAATAGAAAAGTTATTCTGATGGAAGGACGACAACAGGGTAAGACCATTACATCGGCAGCCTGTATCCTTCATTACACTATTTTTAGTTCTAATAAGACTGTTGCTATCTTAGCCAACAAGTCAACTGCAGCCAGAGAAGTATTGTCTCGTTATCAAATTATGTACGAGAATTTACCTCTGTGGATGCAGCAAGGAATTAAGACCTGGAACAAGGGTGACGTTGAATTAGAAAATGGCTCTAAGGTATTTACATCTGCCACTTCTACTTCTGGTATTCGAGGTAAATCGGTTAACTGGTTATATATTGATGAGGCGGCAATTATTCCTAATAACGTAGCTGAAGAATTCTTTACATCAACATATCCAACTATTATGGCTGGTGAGACTACAAAGGTGTTGCTTACCTCCACTCCTCTAGGTTATAATCACTTCTGGAAGTATTGGAATGATGCACAAGAAGGTCGTAACGGCTTTGTTGCATTACAAATACCTTACTGGAAGATTCCAGGAAGAGATGAAAAATGGGCTGAAGAGCAAAAATCAGTTTTAGGTGAACTCAAGTTTAACCAAGAGGTGTTATGTGCATTCCTTGGTTCATCTAATACATTAATTGCCCCGGATACTATTGCTAGGATGTCTCCAATACCTTTCATGCATGAAAAGGACGGGTTAGATATTTTAGAATACCCTGTACCAGGTCATGTGTACTTTACAACCGTAGATACCTCCAGAGGTATTGGTGGTGATTATTCTGCATTTACTGTAATAGATACTACAGAATACCCTTATAAAATTGTAGCTAAATATAGAAACAATAAGATTAGTCCTCTATTATACCCTACTGTTATTCATAAGGTATCTAAAGACTACAATACTGCATATGTATTGGTTGAAATTAATGATATTGGTCAACAAGTTGCCGATATTATTCACAACGACTTAGAGTACGAGAATATGATCTGGGTCGGATCCGATGCCAGATACGGGCAAGTTCTATCTAGTTCTGGAAGAAGCTCTATACTGGGTGTAAGAACAACAAAACAAGTTAAGCGCATAGGATGTGCAACTTTAAAATCTTTGGTAGAAGAAAATAAACTACTGGTTTTTGATAGAGACATTATATCAGAATTTTCAACATTTATTGAACACAATGGTGTGTTTCAAGCTGATGAAGGCTACAATGATGATTTGACAATGACATTAGTTCTTTTTGCATGGGCTACAAATGACCCAATGTTTAAGGATCTAATGAATGCGAACAATAGACAAGCGCTATATAGTTCGCAGATGAAGAACATAGAAGACGAACTAACCCCATTTGGATTTATTGACAACGGACAGTCAACAGAACCTGATGTGGAGATTATAGATGGAGATATTTGGTTAAGTGACAAATATCAAAAAGATTATTCGGATTTTATTAAAGAACGTAGCTGGTAATAGTCAAAGTTCAGTATTTATAAATATACTGGTATAAAATTTGTTATGACAGAATAACATTATAAGGAGAAAAAAATATGGCATTTCAGCTATCACCAGGCGTTCTGGTAACTGAGCAGGACCTCACATCGGTCGTTCCTGCCGTTGCTACAACAGCCGGCGGCTTTGCTGGCGCATTTGCATGGGGTCCTGTTGGTGTTGTTACCACAATAGATTCGGAAAACGCTCTTGTAACTAGATTTGGTAAGCCTAACAGCGATACATTCAAATCTTTCTTTACAGCTGCAAATTTCTTGTCTTACGGTAACAACCTACAAGTAATCCGCGTTGTAGATCAATCCACTGCAAGGAACGCAAGATCAAACGCTGCATCTACTGCAGTTATTATTAGAAACGAAGATCACTACACAGCATCATATTCCGCTGGAGAAGCCAATGTGGGTGAGTGGGCTGCTAAGTACCCAGGTGCATTGGGTAATTCATTAAAAGTATCAATAGCTGACGGTAATGTCTTCT